AATTCTTGTCGTCCTTTGCGCTGTAATTGAATACCTGAACCACCTGCAAGTTTTACTTGTTGAGGGCCAACTAAGCTACCTTCTTCATCTTCCTTCACTCCAACAGCCTTAATTTCTTCAGGTTCTTCAATAAAAAAATCAGGATTAAATCCCCCTGCTGTTTCTGAAATTTTTCCCCCACCAAAAATACCAATTAGCACTTTTTCTACTTGTATATTTAATCGACCAGCAGCCTTTAACAGTAATGTACGAGTATCACCCTTTGGCTGTCCAAATGATAAAGCGTATAATTTAGTCTGAAGTTTAATAGCAAAAGTAAGAGAATCTGCTCTTGTTTTAGATGAGTGAAGAGGTTTTCCATTAACTGTTGTGCGAGAACTTTGGCTATAGCGTACAGCTGCCATTATACAATCCTATATAGTTCAAGAACACGACGAATATGTGGAGGAAAATCTGCAGAAAGTTTATGCTTATCAGCACGTTCTCCTTCAAAAGAAAATCCTGCACGATCTTGATCTTGTTTATGTATAATTTTAATGTAATCTAAAGTAGCCATTTGTAAATCAAAAGGTACATCACCATCTTCATAACCTGCTCGATATTTTACTTTAAGTGCGTTTGAATATGGATTAAATTTAGGTGGACCACCTAATGTTAAAGAAGGGTATGAATTTTTAACAGTAGGATAATGACCAGTAATACCAACATGTCCAACATTACGAGTAATTTTTCCACTATCACGAGCAAAAGTAAATTCATTTGTAGTAGCACTTGAATCAGAAAAATCAACATCACTATTAGAACCATCACAATGTATTAATAGTACAGTGTCATCATCTGTTGCATGTTGATGCTCAGGTGCTGTAAAATTAGCTGTAAATTGTGCAGATCGTGATATACGAACTTCATCTACCTGACCAACAAATACATTTGCATTTGATGGATTTCTACCAATTTCAACATTACTTGTAAAATCAGGAATATCTACAGTTTTAGCAATTGTAACAGTTCCACCAACCTGTGTTCCATCTCTAAAAAGTTTTAAATTTGTTCCGCTGCGGCTTACAGCTACGTGATGAAAAGTATTAGCAGTATAACCAGAAACAGCAGCATGAGCAACATTGACAGTTTCAGTGCCTCCTTCAACAACTCTATACTGTAATCCTTCAACCGCATGATATCTAAATTCCCAAAAGTCATTAGTATCAGTATTATGATTAATAAAAGTTTGAGTAGAAGAAAGAGAACTCATTCTAACTTGCATATCAATAGTAAAATCTTCAGTATCAAAATAACAATCGCCTTGATCTTTAACAGCTAAATAGCTAGACCCATCAAAATTTGCAGAGGTCGTTCCAAATTTTTTAATTCTTTTTAACTTACTAACACTACCTATATTAGTAATCGTATGATTATCTTTATCTTCACCAGTAACAACATCTAAACCTGTAGTAGTAGGATTAGATAGATTAACATAATCTGTACCGTTAAACTCAGCAACAGTATAAACATTATTAAGAGGAAGTCTACTTACATAGACTGCGGTTGCTCCTCCGTCAAATACCTCAAAATAATCATTTGCAAGAACCTGTTGACCAATATAGTGTTCTACAACCGCAGTAGCATAACTAATAGCATTTGTTAATGTGCCATTATGAGTATCACTAGAAATATTAAGATAATCCTTAACACCAGCTAATGTAACATAAGGAAATTTACCAAGATTCTCTTCAAATTTTTCCATGATTACTTATCCTTTTTTATTGATTTTACTTTTACAGGTTTGGGTACTACTTTTTTAGGGGGTGGTGGATTATACGGTTTTGGTTTTTGGTTTTCATTCCAATCCCAAATTTCTTTTTGCTCTGCAATTAGAGCAGTACCCCATCCATGACGAGCAAGCCATAAAGCAGCTTCTTCCCAAGATTTCATATCTTTAATATCAGAGTGTAGTTTCATCTTATCCTCCTTAAAGTAAAAGGGGAGGCAGTTTCCCACCTCCCCCTTGTAACTCAAGTTGTAACCAATGATTAACCGGTTTTTACTTGGCAAGCGTAGGAATACTTGGATGAGTCAAGAGCCGCACTAGAATTAGTGGTAAGCGCCTTGAAGTCAAAGCGAGTGCTAAGATACATCGCCGTAACTTGCTGACGAGGCTCGTATTCACTCTCAATTTCCATTCCACGGCGTTCCGCAATCATGAAGCCTGGCTTGTAAACCAAGGCACCAATCTGATTACCAGTAGAACCAACATTGTCCAAGAACTCAGTAATCTGAATCGGAATACCATAGACCGCACCAACAGAACCTGTAAGATAGGTTGCGTTCGGTCCGAACTTATCAACTGTACGGAAGTCAGAGGTAGTAACCAAGTTATTATAACCCTCAATCGTGGTCAAATAAACTAGTTGGTCACCAAGCTGAAGACCATACTTACCAAGAGTTCCGCGAGCAGAGGCGATGTCCGTAGGATCAACCTTATCACTTCCAGAACCCGTAGTTGCCGTAAGAGAAGCGTCATTAGCAAGAGTAGTAACGCCCTTCATAACGGATGCATAACCCGAACCCGCCGTAATGGCATTAGTCGGAGCTGCAGTGAAACCGGTAAGGTTACCCCTACCACGAAGAATAGACTTATCAATGGCGCGAGCTAGACGACGAGTCGCAGCAGCGCGAAGGAAGTCAAGAAGCGGAAGAACCGTATCCTCTTCTTCGTCTTTTGCAAGATGCGTAGTAGCCATAAACTTATGAGGAGTAAATGTCACTGCGCTAATAGTGTTCTGATTAGATGTCGGAACGTTCGTCGTGTCACCAACGCCAGTAGCGAAAGTGCCAGATGCGAACTGTGCAACATCTCCATCAGTATCTTCATCAGCAACTGGTACGCGGAAATTACGAGCATCAACTGCGATGCGATTAAACATCGGAGCAATAACGAGCTGCTGTTCCATTTCCGTATAAATATTGCTTGAGAAATTAGAAAGGAATTGATCCACAGATGTAATAGCTTTCATACGAGAGCCCATCTTGGTATCAAAAGGATCACGCTTATTCATGCAAGCTGCAAGAAGATAAGCATTAGCCATTTCTTTCTCAGAGAACTGCTGCGTATTGCGTTGGCTCTCTTGATAAACCATTTTGGTTTCGGTGAGGGCTTTAACCTCATCCTTATATTTAGAAATCTGGGACTTGAGTTCCTCAAGCTCTTCGATTTCTTTTTTGTAGGAAGCGCCAGTTTCCTGGGCTTTTTCTGCCGCGTCCGACTCCTTCATAACAGCTTTGCCGGTCTTTTCAACCAACTTGGCTACTTCTGGTTCAGACACTTGTGCGACTGGTGCAGCCTTTTCTTCAATAACCTGCTCAGTCGTTTCTTCGATCTTTTCAGCGCTTGAGCTTGTAAGATCAATGGTATCTACGACCTGTTCTGCCATAGTATCGTTCTCCTTTTTAAAGTATCCGTGAAGCTTAAGAGCCAGACTAATATTTGAATCTTCCTGTGCCTCACTAGTATTTAGCTCTAACAGAGCTTTGATTTTTTGAGTATAAATATGAGCAAATTTTTGCTCTAGTGCATTCCATTCTGACGATGGTGTTAGTTTAATGTTAATTAAAGTATTTAGTTTTTCTTGCTCTTGAGGCTCTAACTTCCAAGAATCTTTAAACTTATAAAGATCAGCCTCTGTAGCGTTACAATACTTATTAAAATCTTCAATTAATGTTTCGGGAACATCTCCAAAATCTTCAATAATTATATCAAATTTCGAACCCATATCCCATGTATTAACAACAAAAATCTCATCTGCGTTAACATCAACATTATTATCACAATCTTTTCCTTGTCAGTCAACCTCTAAAAATTTAAAAGTTGCACTTTGGGCGGTTGCAATTTTTGTGACTTTGTACCTCACATTATCGTATTTTACAAAGTCCCCGTTATTTATTTGAGAAGTTTCTGTAGATAAAAGATTAAGAAATGGAATTGGGGTATTTGGATCAAGATCAAAATCTTCCTCATCCTCTTCTTCTTTTCCTTCTATATCAAGAATTTCCTCTTCTTCATTTTTAATTTCAATCTCCAAATCCTCACTAGAAGCTTCAGCTACAGGTAGAACCTGGCCATGACCTTCCGCATGAACTTTAGGGGCAGAATCATTATTAGTAGATTCTTGCTCCGACGGAGATAGAGGACGCGTGCTTACATCAGCATCACTATCAGGACCAACAGTATCATGAACAGCAACACCGACCATACTAATTTCATGAGTATGGCCGTCAGCAGCCTCTAATACGCCATCTTTAATTTTATGAGCGTGATTAGCCATGTGAGAAGCGTAAGTAGTTACGCCGTCACCTTTTTTGTCCATTTCAACTGTGTGATAATGACCGTCAGCAAGATCTGTAATTCCAGCCTTAATTTTAGCAGCTTTTTCCTCTTTAGTAGAACTTTCTTCAGACTTAAATGAGTCAACAAACTTTGTATAATCATCATCCGTCTCAAAGCTTTTACGAACACTAAAAAGAGAATCCTGATTGCAAGGGACACTTACAACAGAAATTTCCAATAATTCAACGTCGGTAATATACATCGAGTCTTCTTCTCGATTATATTTTCCATCTTTAACTTTAAATCCGACACTAAAACTCTTGAGAGCGCCATCTTTAATCAGGGTCTGAATACCGTGATTTGACTCAGCTGCTTCACTAACAGCCGCTTCAACAAAAATACCTTTTTTATCCACGGTAATCTTATTCACTTTACCAATTGGGCAATCATGCTTATGTTGGTAAAGAAGGACTGGATTGCGTCTGAAGTTATCAACACCTTTAGCCCAAGCATTAGCAGTAACAATGTCACCAGCACGATCTTTGGCTGTGGTATTTGCATAACCAGCGATTTTGAGATTCTTATCCTTTTTGGAGGAAGAAGCTTTCTCAATTTCACTACTTATAAAAAGCATTTTATCCTTCATCGCTTGTTCCTTCTTCTGTTTGATTTTCAGACTCTTCGCTGGGAGGTCTGCCCCCTTGAGTAGCATCGGTGGCACTGCCAGTAATATTTTGCGGTACTCTAATGCTATCTTCACCATCAATTGATGGAAATCCTAAACCAACTCTTGCTTCATTTGGTGTAATAATACCTGTATTAACAAGTGTTGAGTAGTAAATACTTTGAGTGCGTTCATCTGGTCTTAAAGCAGGAATAGTTAATTTATCTGGTTTAATCTGAACACCGTTATTAAAAAATAACATAAACGCGCTACAAAACTGATTTAAAATTGGCATTACGGTATGTTGATAAAAAAGTTTTTGGTTTGCATCAATATTAGCATTATTACCACTTTTTAATAACACATACGGTACGCCCAATGCCTTTGCCATATCTTGTTGTATTCTTTCAATCGAGTTTTCAAAATCAAGTTCTTGAAATTTTACTGTCGAAAATTGATCAATCTTTAGTCCGCCATCCAATATAGCAGGGTGCCTAGCATTATCAAAAATAGTAGTGTAAGAATTTCTCCAACCCTCTAGTAGTCTTTCTTTAACTCGTTTACTTAAAATATTATCTGTAGTTAATACAAATCCAGGAATTGCATTATTCTTAAAAAACTGTCTTTGGAAATTAATCATATAATAGTAAAGTTCAATTAATCTTAAAAGAGGTTTTAATTTACTAGTACCCCTAAAAATACTTGAGGTATTTTCATTAGTTATATGAATAATCTCATTAGGTTGAAATGTTATTGCTTCACTTTTTCTTGTTTGTTTATTATAACCAAAAAAATCAGAAGATTGCTGATTTGAAATCATATAGTTATAATGATTAACAAAAGTATGTGGATCAGGAACTACTTCAACATCATTCGCAGGCAACAAATATAAATCATTACCATCGTAATAAAAAAATGCATTGCCGTCAAGATGAAAATCTAAGAGAGCACGACGGAAAAACCGAACGCGATCTTCAAATGGATTAGGTCGTATATTTAAAAGTTTATTAACTTTTTTAGCGGGGGTTTGCCCTGTTATTTTAAGAGGAGTATCTACACAAGCACTAATAACCATTTCAACGGCTCTATGAATTATCTCTATTTCACGATAAGCTTGTTCAAAGTCAACAATTGTTTCAGGAGATGCAAAAGGCTCAAGAGAAGCAATAGATGGTTGTGCGGGATTTAATTTCTCGCTTAGCCATTCACGCCATCTTGGAGTCTCTTTCGTAATTTCAGCCAATTATCTTTTCCCTTTGTATATCTAACCATTTTTTAACCTTATGTACTAAATGATTAGAATAATTTTGTCCGTAAAGTGTATGTAATTTAGAGTGGTGTGCTTTACAAAGTGTAAATAAATTTTTATTATTCAAATATTCTTTATTATCTTTTGCAAATATAACTCGCAACTGCTTAATTATGTCTACACTCTCAACTTGTTTTAAATTATGTTCACCACACCAAATTTCCCACAACTGAGAAAGACTATATAAATGATGTAACTCCAAGTTTTCTTTAGATCCGCAAATATAACATTTATCACGAATTTTATAATCTTTTTTTATATAATCACGAACATATTTAATCGGAAATCTCTTTAATACATCCATTTTATTTATTTACCTTCAATCTGTCCAACCAATATTTTGAAATTTTTGAATCACATTCCATCTTTTTGAAAAATGTTCTTTATTATTGTTTAATCCAACATCTCCTTCTGGTAAAAACATAAACCGACCTGGAGTTAATTTTAAAGATGTTTGGAATCTACGTTTAATTAAATAACTTACAATAATATCATCACCTCTTTCTGGATAGCCCATTTTTTCAAGATCAGTTTGTATTTCATTTAATATAGATTGTTTTACTAAAATTATAGAACCAACTAAAAAATCTACATCACCATCACTCCAAACATCTTCTAACTGGTCGTATCTTTCAGAAACATTCACTCCTCGTTTACCGTATATACCTGTAATTGGTAAGTTTGCTTGTAGCATATTTTTTATTAAAGTTGGAGAAGGTAAAATATCATCATCAATAATTACTTTATACTCTTCTGGGTATTCAAAGCATCTTATCCATCGCTCCATACAAAAATAATTACGATCATTATTTATAACATCAATATCACCACCCCAATAAGGTAATAAATAATCTGGATTATTATTAATTACTGTAATTCTTGGAAATATTTTCCATAAAGAAAATACAATCTTTTTAATATTCTCAGGTCTTTTATAATTTAAAATAACAAGTCTAAGCATAAATTGAAATATTACTCATTTTTTGATGAGTATAAATAGCATAACGTACTGCATCAGATGGGTGAGAACACCAATCATGAATTGGTTTTGGTTTTTCTGTATTCGGATTCCATTTATAAGAAGACATTGCGGCAAAAGTATGAGCAGCACCTTCTATATCAAAATATAAATTATCTTGTTCAATTAAAACTTGTACAGATGCTATACCGTCATTTACAGATTTAATAGCATTTTCACAATATATATCATAATCGTATGCAAAATCAGCTTTTACTTGTTGTGCTGCTGAATCAATATAAATATTATCTATATTCCATTCATCTACTTTTTCTTTTATATTATCAGCTAACTCAGAAGTAGTAGATTCTTTAGATACAAATTCATCAATTATCCAATACTGTTTTCCATTAGTACCAATAACAACAAATACATTTTCATCACGATAGCCTACATCAAGACCAGCAATTACTTCTGTAAATCTCTCACCTATAAATTCACCGATATGCTTCTCTTCATTAAGTGATTCATAGACTTGATCTTCTGTAGTAGTCCATTCACACTCATATTCTTGTGCAAACATTGCACGAGACATAGCCTTTTTTGCTTCTTTTACATCATAATCAGATAAAAGTGGATTAGTTCTCCAAGTAAAAAGGTTACTACCCCATTCTGGAAATTCAGAGTCACCTCCCCTTAAATAGTAGTTATAAAGGTAGTTACCTTTTCCTCTAGGTGTTGAAATCCATAAGCAACGAGAATCTTTAAAGGTAGAAAGAGCCGGTCGTAAGTCACGAATAAAATATTCATCATTAGGAATAACAGCAGCCTCATCTACAATTAATAAATTAGCTGCACGACCAATTAGCGAATCACGATTATTAGCACTTAATAATCTAAATATTGATCCGTTAATAAGACGTACAACTTTATCTTTTTGATTAAATTTTTCTACTTCAACCCCTAAATGCTTTATTAAATCTGTTACATAATCCCAAATAATAGAGGAAAGAGAAAAATTAGGTGCAACAACCATTACTTGTTGCCCTGGCTCTAAGAGTTTTGCAAAAGCTAAAATAGCAGCAGCATATGATTTACCTGTACGACGTGCAGCTATTTGTACCCAAAAGCGATTTTCATCTAACCCATAAACCATTGCCCACTGAGCCTCATTAAATTTAATAGGCGTAGGTAATCGGTCTAATAGTTTCTGTATTTTTAGTTTAAAAAATTTGTCGCTCATTTTGGAAAAATTTGTAAAAGTGTATATGCAAAAGCAGTAATAGCTCCTGTAAATGTGCCTATGTAGAAAAGAGTTTTAATAGTAGATCGTCCTTGTGTAGCTAAATTACGTAATTTTATTATTTCTTGATGCATTTCGTCGTGTTGTTTTTGAGAGTTTTCAAGCATTTTCATTATATTAGCATAACGAACATCACAAGAAGCTTCATGAGAAGCTATTTTAAGCTTATTATCTTGAGAACGCTCATGTAAAACATCTAATTCTTTTTGAACTTGATCTAACTCTCTTGACTCACTCATGCTTTAATAATATACATACATACTTGCGCAGGCATTGTTACGTTGTGTGTATGTCCTCCTGCCGTAACGTTAGTTAACGCTGACGCTTGAGATGAATCCTTTGCTGATGTAGCAAAAGTACCTGTAGTTTTTGTTAAAGAAGCAGATCCTGAAGCTGTTGCAACTACAAAAGATCCTGATGCACCTGTAGAAGAGGCTCCCATAGTACTATTATTAGTTCCTTTACCCATAACCATTCTATCGCGAAGATCAGGAACATTAAAAGTAGTTGAGCCATTTCCTGCTCCATAACTTGTACCTAGAACAGCAAATAGTACCGAGAAAGTAGTTCTACTAACGGCAGAATCATCACACGCTAACCAACCTGTAGGCACAGTAGTACTACCATATGCTATAATAGAACCAACAGGAGTAAGTCCAGCTTTTTGAGTTACACTTGCGCTACCACCGGTTATAGAACTAGTAGTAGTTATAGTACCTGTAACAGTTAAATTTTGAGAAGCCGTAACATTACCAGAAGAATCAATGGCAATAGAATCAGTATCACTAGCTGAACCAATATTACCACCATTGGGAATAACTATATTACCAGCGAAGCCAGCATTACCACTTGTGTCAAGAGTAAGAGCATTAGTATTATTAGGAGCAAAAGTGATTGGGATTCCACTTGCCGCTCTCAGTTCTAAATCAGTACTCGTTCCGCTACCAGCAAGCGCTGCTTTATTACCCAATCCACCGCGAAATGTCCCATTTGAGCGAACTTCAAATACTCCCCCACCAGCGGCTCCTGATCCACCATCAGCCTTAATTACAATCTTATCGGTTCCTGTCCCACCAGGACCAGCGGTAAGGTTCTTGTTAGTCGTTAAACCTGTATCATGAACATGGGTTATATTTACTTCCCCATCTGCACCAAACTTTAAAATAGCGCCATCATGACCAAGTACAAGATCATCATTTAACGTAACTGTACCTGTATCTCTTGCTATATGCAAAACTTGAGTGGAGCTTCCACTTACAACCCTATTTAACCTAAGATGTCCACCTGTAGCTAATTCATAAATTTCAAATCCATGTGTTGTATTAGCTCCTATTTTAATTGCAGGAACTGAGTCTGAATTTCCAACTATGTCAAGAACACCAACAGGTGCAGACTGTCCTATACCTACACGATCATTTCCTGCATCCACAAATAGCATATTGGCATTGCCGTTTGATTCTACTCGGAAATTAATGTCTTCAGAGTCTTCGTTGATGGCAATTTCTGGTGTAGCCGGTGAATGAGCAAGGAAGACAGATTTCATACTACCTCCTGTACTTATATACATCTCCAGCCGACCGTCTTCTGAACCACTCGAAACATCTACCGCTCTTGTTTTGATACTAGCATATTCTTGTTTGTTTCCAGCGTCATCTTCACCATGAAAATAAATCTCACCAACAAAATCAGCATCTGCTGGGCTTGCTGAGTTACGGTGAAGATCAAGAACTGGTCCGCCATTTGCGTCAGCGTCTGTAGAAACTAATGTAAGTTGAGCGTTGTTATCGGCGGTGGTGATTGTCGTTGAACCGCCAGTAGCAATCGTAAAGACTTCGTCATTACCGTCAAAGCCACCTTTATCGGCGTCTGCAATAACAAATTTAGTTGCAGAAGTATCCACACCTATAGTCCAAGAGGCGTTTGAAGCTTGACCGTCTAAGTTAATTATAGGATCACCGCCAGATGTACCACCATTTTGTAGTATCAGACGAATATCAGAAGCAGATGCATTAGCGATATTTTTAAAGCGGAAGATAGAGTCTGCACCGCTACGGGAACTTTCCCAATCCAAACCAACATCATGCACATGAGTTTGAGTAACATCGAGACCATCACCAAAACGAAGAATTGCACCATCGTGCTTAAGATTTACATCTCCAGTAAACGAAGCAGCTAATCCGGTTCCTGCAAGCCGCAGAACTTCAGCGACTGAACCACCGTCACCCGACGAGAAAACCAAATCAGCAGGAATATCACCTGTACCTGGTGTGCCATTTACAACAGAACTAATGCGTCCCGATAACGTCTGGTAATCTGTTCCATCGTCTCCAGAAAAATCAATCTTACCAAGTTCATCACCATCGCTAACAACCGTATTTGAGCCAATGGTTCCGTTCCGTGATTTACCGAGATTGATACTTGCTCCATTAGCATCTGCGCTCCACCGCATCGCAGAAATAGATGAACTATTAAAGTCGGTCCCCATTATTTGCAGAGATGCTTGCAGTGCGCTTGAGGTGATAACGGAGGCAGTGTGTCCAATTACTACTATACCTGCCGATGTTATTGTCATCTGCTCACTAGCATTGGTATAAAATTCCATAGCATTATCACCATGAGTATACCGGATCATACCAATATCACGGTCACCAGCATCACCAAACTCAACTCTAGAGTCTGCGGCTGCTC